AACACAATACTCAAATACATTGGTTTCAATAAATATATTTCTCTCTTTTTGTTGTTTAAATTTTCCTCGTAAATATAGTTTGTTATAGGTAATGCAATATCAGTTACCGTTACTTGATCTTGTTTACCATAATCAAAGTAACTTACACTTTGCCCAACACTCACTTTTGTTCCTGATGCGATAATAATTCTGTTATCACTTGTTTTTACTTCATTAGCTTCATAGTGATGAATACCCGAATAAAGAGTTGTTTCATTATCATATTTTTCAGTTAAGTATGTATAGAAATCCGCTTGTGATAAAGGCCACTCACTTTGAACATTAATTATATTATTTGAAAGAAGGACAACCCAATCTAATAGAGGATCTTTGTAAATTTCATCAGCTACATTATCTGGTCTATCATCACCCTTTACAATATATTTTTGGAAAAAAGCAAGATTCTCAAAAATATCATCTCTTAACTTTGCTCTCTTAAATAAATTTTTTACAGAGGAGTAGGTATCACTCTCTCTGTTATTATCACGATTGATGTATGCAAAATTTGGAATATTGCGAAAGTAAGGATTTGCCATTTTAGAAACCTATCTCCGTGTCAGCAGAGTCTGATCCGTCAAGATTACCATAATCATCATTGTAAATAGGATCAAGTTCTTTAAAAGAAAAGTTTAATCGATATACTACCATTGATGAATCATCATAAGTCATATAACTATTAGTCGGCATATAATTCACAGTAAAATTAAGCAATGCACATTCTTTTATGATTGGTAGATATTGGTGTGTGTCAAGAATGGGATCAAGAAATTCAAGTCGATATGTATTTGGTGATCCTAAAAAGATACCAACATTATCTCTTTGCACTGCCATTGATTGTTTAAACATTCTGATTATTCTTTTTACATCATCTGCCTCTGTTTTATCTCTAGGTGAAATATCATATTGAAAATTAAATGGTCTTAATGTTGGCCCGGAAAAAAGAAGTTGTAAATTATTATTGAAAATTTTTCCTCTTGTTCTTGCCAATAGACGATCTGCGTCAGTTCCAACTGCTGATGCGGTGAGTGCTGAACTTATTGCTAATGGAAGATCACCACTCTCTGCTGCTGTTTTAAATATGTCAGCTGCTGCTGGCCCACCTTTTCCCTCTAGTAATGTTTTAAGTGCCAAATTTGCAGATGCCATTTGAAGAGGGTTCATTGCCCCATCCGCGAATTGAACAGCATTAAAGTCGGTCACACCATCTGGGATCGGCAACACAACTGATCCTAATATTTCTCTTTCAGAGAATGCTTTTCTTTTTCCAACAAAAGGACTTACGCCAGCTTTTCTATCTTCACTGTCATATTTAATTCTTGTTCCAGATTGTTTGGTTTGCAATGCAATTGCAATATTCGCTCCCAAATTATTAGTTAAAATATCCCCCGCCTCATTGACATTGATTCCACTTCCTCCCCCTATTTCTGCAGGTTCAAATTTCATTACAGTTATCTTGAGTTTATCCTGAAATAAATCAGTGATGCCTGTTGGAAATTCTAAATCTGTTCTATATTTTTTTCTTGCATTCATATCTTTTCCACCACCTTGTTTGACATCATCAACATTAGAGCTTATTTCTTCCTCCAATTTGAATTCGTCAGAATCCTCATAAGGTAATCCAGTGTTTGCTTCGTAGGGACTCCTATCTGGAGGTGGAGCTTTTCCGTTCGCCAGATCTCTCTTATATTGATCATGCGCTTGTTTCAGTGCTTCATTTTTAACAAATTGATCACCACCTTCTATGGGAACACCATCATTGGTGGTTAATGTTACTGTTTCTCCCTTGTCATTTAAATATGTCGTATCACCTGAAAAATATGCGATCTCTTTATTTGTGCCAAAAGTTTCACCATTTCTACCCTCAAGTGGCACAAATGTTCCTTCTTTATCATAGTACCCTATAGGGTCATCATTACCAGTCGAACTTGCTCGATAAACAGAAATGATACCTGTATCTTTATCAACTCCGGTGTAGTATTGTCTTTTACCCTCTCTTCCGATTAACCCACTACTATCATTATTTTTATCTCTTGCATTAAAATTTGGTTGAATTCTTATGGCTCTATTACCATATTCTTCATTTGAGTTGAAGTCTTGATATTTATTTGTTCTTCCATCAATAAATGCTTTATCATTATTGCTATAAACATCAGTGTTATTATGCTTGTTTGTTTTTAATACTATAGCATCTTGAAAACCAAGTACACCTTGTTGAACTGTTATACCACTTCTTTGAAGTATATTTGGTTTAAATCCACTCTTATTAAACTCTTTTTTTCTTAACTCTTCCTCCTCTAATTGTCTCTTTTTATTTGCTTCTATTTTTTGTTCTGGTAAAATTGTTTCTGACATATCGACCCTTTTTTAGTTATTTAGGAACTTAGCATATGGAATTGCAAGAAGGTCATCAAGTTCATCTGGTTGAACTATGTACAATTGTCCTGCTAATTCATTCCATGTATAGTTACGATATTTTCTCCAATGAAAATTAAGACCACGAAATCCCCATCCAAATATATCAGTGCAGGCTATGAGAGGGTGTTGATCATAAGTGATGTTAGGAGTCTTTGGATTATATACAAAGGTATAAAAGTTACCAACGTCAGGAACTGGTGTTACAGTATCATTTAATAGAGACATGATTTCTAACATCATATCCTCTTGATCATTAGTTGAATTGTTTATGTCATTTCCTTCAAGTCTACTCATCGGATTCCAAGTTCTTTCTCTGTGACTACTTTAAATTCAATACGATGATCTTCACAAAATTCTTTTGCTGCTTTCCATTTCGCCTGATTGACTGCGTAGGTGACGCACTCAGTAAGATATGATTTTGTTTTTCTCTTTGGAGTTTTAGGAGGTAGTGTTTGTTTGTAAGGTTTTACCTCAACCACATAAGTTTTTATCATGTCATTTTTTTCTCTTACTTTTATTAGATAATCTGGATAATACTTATGAACACGATTATCTTTTGGTGAAACATAAGGTATGCTAAACTCCTCAGATGCCCATGATATGATGCTATTATTCATGTCACACCATTGACAAAACTTTCTCTCCCAACTACTACGACATATTATATGTTTAGTGTTGCCTTGATACTTGTTTGGATATATTGGAGTATATTTACTTTTAATACTCTCTCCCATAATTTGCCTACATAATATACAGGTTCTAATATTTATAAATGGCCGTTATAAAACCAGAAGGTAAATCAATTGCTCAAGTTAAAAAGGATCTTCTTAATCCTGCAACAACTTCTCATTTTTTAGCGAGCATAGGAAGTCCTCCAAGTAAACCAAGTGGTGTAACTTTAAAAACATTCCAAGAAGAACTTGGATTGATCTTTGATTCTGATAAACAACAAAGATTAAATTTACTATGTTCTCAAACGGCTTTACCCGGATCTAGATTGTTAACACAAGAGATAAGAAATAATTTTCCCGGAGTAAGAGAGAGACATGCATATCGTAGGCAGTTTGATGATGTAATTACACTGACATTTTATGTTGACGCAGAACAATATTTACCAATCAGATATTTTGAATCGTGGATAAATTTTATTACGGGATCACGAGTAACAAAATTTGAGGGTGAAGCAAATATTGAAAGTCCAAATTTCAGTTATTTGATGAAATTTCCAAATGAGTATAAGGGCACTCTTGAGTTATCGAAATTTGAAAAAAATCTTGAATTTGGTGGAGTTGGTAGAACAAAAATAATTACATATAAATTTGTAAATGTTTTTCCATTAGCAATAAACAGTATGCCAGTAAGTTATAATTCATCTCAACTTCTAAGATGTAGTGTTGGCATGGCCTATTCACGATATTTTGTGACAGGAAAAGGTGCTCGTCCTATTGATGAATCTTCAACAGATATAACTCAATTTGAGAGAGATTTGTTTGACGCACCAAGAAGTTTATCATTAGTTGATATCGCAAAGAAAAATGCAGAAATCTCTGGATTAGGTAGAAACGATCTACCAAGAGGTTTTGCTCCTCCTATAACAGGTGTTGTGCCCCTTAATCTCGCCTGATAAATAAACTTACTGAATTGAATAGTTATGCCATTACCTAAAATTAC